AACTTAAGATGGACGTATGATCAAGTATGTCTTTGAATTACGGCATTACTGTTTGTATTTCTATTTGAGTTGTTTGTTTGATTTATTGTAGCCAAGACCACAACGGTCTTCTAAGCCAGCAGGAATAATAGGCTAGTTAGCAACAAATTGTCACTAACGAAACAAAACGACGGTGTGGTTACTTTGACACGTAACCAATTCCGTGGCCAATTTGGCAATATATATTCCTGCAAATTTTTATTGTATCTTTTATAGACTGGATTGTAACATGATTAGCTCTGAAAAGCTTGAAAAAGTCTTTTGAAGTAGTACTCATCCTTCTTGATTCAATGCACCACAAGTCTGTTTTCACAACAGTGGCGAGAGGTGCATAGTGATCGTTGGAACCGACGAATTGTCATTAGTTCTTTGATAGCATTCAATCCAATATATGCTGAACCCTAAGAAAGTTTATGCAATAACTCCACTTGACGGAATATGTTAGAGTGGAGGTCTAACGACTCCACAACGACTGCAAGTACGTGAGTGGAGTTTGAGGATTTGATACAGATGTCGAAAGTGTAACGATTGTCTCTGTCTTTTGGATAACCCTGCAGAGTGTGTCCATTTTCCTTAGACAGATTCGGAATACATAAGTGGTGTAAGTGGTAGGTTCGCGTGTACCAGCACGTAGGGTGTTGCAACCCCTCCAATACCTATCCAGCGTTACAACGTTAGGCAATCCTTGGTAAGATTGCCAGCCATGAGAAAAGGACCTTATCTTTTCTGATACGATGAAAATTAATATAAAGCAAAGCAAGCGTCAATAAAATTATCCTTTCCAACTAAAAATGAATTCGATTATTAAGAGGAAGTATGGAGATTGCAACAAGAAAGGAAACGGTGAGCGCCCTACCAAGGCGTTCACCACCCAGCATTCAGTTACGGCTAAACTGCAAGAACGCAAAGTAAGCGTTGATGCTCAAGCGCACAGTGTGCGCGCAAGAGAATTGGATGGTGGTTGGAGTGATGGAGAGGATGACGACTTGCCCGAGTTGTTCAGACCTGTGTGTGAAGATTCTGATAGTGATAGCGATGATGAAGGAGATTTTGAACCGTTGCCATTTCCACGTGTGGTCATGTATGTTGACGAATGTGAGAACGATTGTACAACAGATGCGATGAAACAGCAAGTGGGACCGATCGGAGATGCAATCTCAGCGATTGGTTCTGCTGCTTGCTCCGTGGAGAATTTTGCCTGCAATGTTAATAATGTAGCGGCATCATTGCATACGATAGAAGAGTTCATGACGAGACTGAAGAAAACTATGAACATGCGTGACCAAGATGATGTGTTTGATGGAATTTGCTCCCGTTTAGAAACTTTTCTGATAGCTGTTTGGACGATGTCGCAACAGCAAACGTTGCAAGAAATGTTGGGCGTCGCTACACTGTACATAAAAACGTGGCAGCCCAACAAATCAATTGCATTAGTTTTCACTCGGTTTGTGAATGAGGCGTTTGCAAGCATGTTGTCTGGAGTTGCCAATGAGGATGGAGAAGATAGTATGCATCTTCAGTCCGGGTGGTTTTCGGAGAATTGGGAAGTAGTTTCCAAAGGACCTTTAGGGGTTGGTTTGGGTTCGACAATTAGCACGATGATTATGTTTGGGCTCCTTCCACAGAAGCCCAATAACGATCTCACAGCTGAATTTTTCAAAGTCTTGCCAGAAAACCCCACAAAAATCGCCTCTTCGGTGAGTGTTTTGGAGTATGTATTTAAGACGCTAGACTGGATTGTTGACTGTGTGTGGCCTGCCCTAAGTACTGGTGATTTGTCTTTGTTGATTTCGGACAAGAGTGTGGAAGCTTTGAATGCCTCCTATCGTGTGTGTTTGGACGCAGTCCAACGTTCCCTCGTTGGGCAGATGGATAGTGTTAAAGAGATGTATGGTTTGGGTTCAGATGCAGAAATATTAGTGTACTTGCAAAAGTGTGCAAGTGCTCACGAAGAATATGTGAAGCGTTTGAAACCCAAAGACAACCGAAGGGTTGAGATACAACAAAGGTTGATCCGTCTGGACAAAATTGTCAGCGACTTCACAGCATCTTGGCACGACAAAGGCTTGCGTGTAAAGCCTTTCACATTTATGATTGTAGGTGGAAGTTCAGTGGGGAAGAGTACATTGGCCGGATTGATTGCGCACGTGAG